GGCGCAGTACAGAAGGTCAATGAATATAAACCATTCCGTGTGGATTGGTGGGATGTGCCTGGCAGAGATGACAAGTGGAAAGCACAAACAGTTGCTAACACTTCTCAGTTACAGTTTGACCAAGAGTTTGGTAACACATTCTTTGGTACTGGTAATACTCTTATTGAGGGTCAAGTACTTCTTGACTTACGTGCTAGAGAACCCTCTAGGAGATTAGAAGGTGGAGACTTATTGGTCTATGAGGATGTGATTGAAGAGCATCAGTATATCATGACTGTAGATGTTTGTCAAGGGCGTGGACAGGATTATTCTACATTTACTGTTTTCGATGTTTCGGTACAACCGTTCAAACAAGTATGTGTGTATCGTAATAATAGAATATCCCCGATACTATACCCTAACATAATATATAAATACGCTACAGCATACAACGAAGCGTATGTTGTTATCGAGAACAATGATCAAGGTATGGTCGTGTGCGTAGGACTATACCAAGATTTAGAATACGAGAACATCCACCTAGAGTCTGCTATCCGGTCTGACGCTATCGGTATTCGTATGGACAGAAAGGTAAAGCGGATGGGATGTTCGTCGATTAAAGACATTATCGAAAACCATAAGTTAGATCTGGTTGATGAAAATACCATCATGGAGGTGTCCACATTCGTCTCTAAGGGTACTTCGTACGAAGCTTCAGTGGGTAACCATGATGACTTAATGATGAATCTGGTGATGTTTGGTTACTTTGTTGGGACGCAATCATTCGGTGATATGACTAACGTCGATATCAAACAGATGTTATTTGATCAACGCATGAAAGAGATTGAGGACGATTTGCCACCGTTTGGTATTATAGACGATGGTACAGAGTATGTTCCTACTACCGACTTGGCAGACCCATACAGCATGGATTGGACTAACTACGAACCCGATAGTTGGTAAATTTACGATAAGTATAAATAGAGTTATTGAAAGAAATACTCCGTATTATGAAAACTTATTATACCTTAACTAAAGAAGGACACTATCATGACTCTATTATCTTCAGAGTCTCCAGCAGTAACAGTAAGAGAGATTGATCTAACAGGTATTGTGCCTGCGGTCACTTCTACTACTGGTGCTATTGTAGGCGAATTTAATTGGGGCCCAATAAATACACCAGTCTTGATCGGTAACGAATCAGAATTGGCATCTACTTTCGGATCCCCATTAGCAGGAGATGCGTATGCAGGGGATTTTCTTTCTGCCTCGTACTTCCTGAAATACTCTTCAAGCGCATTTATAATTCGCGCAGATCGACCAGACATCCCAGAAGTTCCAGCAGTTCTAGATTCTGACGGAACTGAAGTAACCCCCCTAGTCCCAGCAATTCTTGGCTACAGAAAATCTTCAGCGGGCATTTTCGAAGCAAAGTACTTCGGTGAACTCGGTAATACGATTACTGTATCCGTAGCAGACGCAACATCTTTTCCTACTTGGGAGTTCGAAGGATTTTTCACAACATCTCCAATAGGTGACGAACTTCACGTTATCGTAACTCTAGGTTATGTTGCAGAAATCGTTGACTCCGCAGGAGAAGTTGTCGTAGCTGCAAAATTAGGAGACGTTGTTGAAACATACGAATTTGTTTCTACTGATCCTAATGCTAAAAACCCTAACGGAACTAATAATTTCACCAACGACGTTATTAATGCAGGGTCTTCTTGGATCTCGGCTTCTGGTGTTCCAGCATCAGGAACAAATACGTTAATTGGCGGTTCGGATGGAAATCCGGTTGAGACTGTCACTGCGTATGTCTCCGCATACGATGGTTTCTTAAACAAAGAAGCTATCCAGTTAGATTTCCTAATTCCACCAGCTGGTGGTCAAGACGTAGCGTCAACAATACATCAGAAACTTGTTGAGATTGCTACCTCTCGTAAGGATTGTGTTGCGGTAATTTCCCCAACTACAGGTGATGTTGATAGTATGATATCATACGTTGACACTCTTGCTCAAAATTCATCTTACTTGATCGTTGATGGAAACTGGTTTAAGGTTTACAACAAGTATCAGGATAAGTACGAGTTCATTCCAGCGGCATCTTCAACAGCAGGCGTTATGGCAGCTGCGGACGCAGTCTCTGCTCCTTGGTTCTCACCAGCTGGTTCACGTCGTGGACAGTATCTAGGTGTTACCGAATTGTTGATCAATCCTAGCAAAACAGAGCGTGATAAACTATACAAGAAGGGTATTAATCCAATTGTTAGTATTCCGGGCCAAGGTGTCATATTGTTTGGTGACAAGACTCACCAATCACGTCCATCTGCATTTGATCGAATCAATGTTCGTCGACTATTCTTAGTTATCGAAAGAGCGATCAGCAAAGCTGGAGAAAACGTAATGTTCGAATTCAACGATGAGTTTACTCGTGCCGAATTCGTAAACATCGTAGAACCATTCCTACGGGAAATTCAGGGTCGTCGTGGTATCACTGACTTCCGTGTTGTTTGTGATGACACAAATAATACATCAGAAGTTGTTGACCGCAACGAATTCATCGCAACTTGCTTCATTAAACCAGCACGTTCAATCAACTACGTAACTTTAAACTTCGTAGCTGTAAGAACTGGTGTTGAGTTTGAAGAAGTCGTCGGCACAGTATAAGGGGTATAATCATGTCATTAAGAGTAGACGATTTTAAAGCAAAATTAAAAGGTGGTGGTGCACGTCCCAATTTATTCCGTGCGACAGTTAACTTCCCAGCATACGCTGGTGGTGATGCTGAACTGACTTCTTTCATGTGTAAGGGAGCTCAATTACCAGCTTCTCTTATAAGCGTTATCGAAGTTCCTTTCCGTGGACGACAGTTGAAGATTGCGGGCGACCGTACATTTGAACCTTGGACAGTTACCGTAATTAACGATACTGACTTTAGTACACGTAACGCCATGGAAAAGTGGATGAACGGTATGAATGGTCACAGTGCCAACACGGGTATCACTAATCCTGTCGCTTACCAAGCAGACCTAATTGTTGATCAGTTAGATAAAGATGGTTCGGTATTGAAGACATATAACTTCCGTGGTTGTTTCCCGACAAATGTTTCGGCAATCGACCTAAGTTATGAAACCAATGATGCAGTCGAAGAGTTCACAGTAGAGTTTCAAGTACAATACTGGGAGTCAGATACAACTAGTTAATGGTATTATAAGTATATGAATGGGGGTGGTTCTCCACCCCCAATTTATTATTAAGAGGATATTATGGCAGACAACAATTTGTTTAAAGCGTTTGGATTTGAATTAAAGAGATCTAAAACCGCAAACAAGGAAGACGACAAAGCAACTTCTATTGTCCCTAAAGTGGATGAGGATGGTGCTGGGTATGTCACTGCCTCTGGTTCTTACTTCGGTCAGTATGTCGACATGGAAGGTACTGGCGCAAAGGATAACCAAGAGTTAATTAAAAAATATCGCGGTATGGCTGAACACCCAGAGTGTGATGCGGCAGTCGAAGATATTATCAACGAGTCAATCGTTTCTTCTGAACTACAAAGTTCAGTATCAATCAACTTAGATAAAGTTGAAGCTTCAGACAAAATTAAAAAAACCATAACCGAAGAGTTTGATGGCGTTGTTGCTATGTTGAACTTCGAAGAGTATGGTCACGATATTTTCCGTTCATGGTATGTTGACGGAAGATTATATCATCATCTAATAGTTAACGAGTCTAATCCTAAAGGGGGTATCTTAGAATGCCGTCCCGTCGACGCGACCAAGATTCGTAAAGTAAAAGAAGTACAGTACAAAAAAGACACTAAGACAGGTGCGAAGGTTGTTGATAAAACTAACGACTTTTACATCTATCAAGAACGTGCTGGAGCAAACAACGGTGTTAAACTAACACCAGATTCTGTCTCCTATGTCACTTCAGGTCTTCTAGATAGTAGTAAGAAACGCGTACTATCGTATCTACAGAAGGCAATGAAACCTGTAAATCAATTACGTATGATGGAAGACTCTCTCGTAATCTATCGTATGGCTCGTGCACCAGAACGTCGTATCTTCTATATTGACGTGGGTAACTTACCGAAGGGTAAAGCAGAACAGCACCTGAAAGACATCATGTCTCGTTACCGCAATAAGATTGTCTATGACGCAAACAGTGGTGAGATTAAAGATGGTCGCAAACACATGTCGATGCTCGAAGACTTCTGGTTACCTCGTCGAGAAGGTGGTCGTGGCACAGAGATAAGTACATTGCCGG